AGGTTATTCTGTTATGGGAATTAAAAAGGTGAGAGATCGAGCTTTGTCAAAGCTTAGCAAAACACCGGAGGCACAGGATGTCCTTATTTAAAATGTGGCCAATCCAAGCGGATGATGGTAGGCACGATGAACAAAAAGAATTGCAACTTTCAGGTAATGAATGGTGTGAATCTTGTAAGTCAGAAGTTTCACAAGGTTCAACGATTTATGTTCAATCTGAACGACTATGGAAATGTACCAAATGTCGAAAGGATAATGATGAATAACTTAGGTAGAGATTTAGAAGATGGTGAATTGGTAGCAATTTCTAAAGAAACTTTAAAGAAGGAATTTCATGAACTTCATAAACGTGTTGGTTATGTAACTGGTGGTTTTGGTATGCATGCAAACCTGCGTGGTACTGCACTTTCCTTTGAATATGCATGTGATAGTGAAAAAGTAAGAGAAGAAGGAAGTAGTATTGATATTGAAGGTACCGAAGAAGCTCAAAGACTTTGGGGAAAAACTGGCCCTGTTACTTTATATAGTTGAAAAGGAAGAAAAATGGCAAAAGAAACTCCAATGATCTTGGATAAAACAGAATCAAATTTACAAATGAATCCCCCAGGCAAGGATGATTTTAAATATGAACAAAAAGAAGTTATAAAAAATGAGAGGAAACAAATGAAGGATAGATCAGCAATTCAAGTATTAATTAAACGTATGGAATTAAAATTAAGTGAGCGCCGCGATGATGGACAATTTATAACTAATGTTTTGAATGCAGAAAATAAACTTATGTTGTTTCAAAAAAAGATTGAATTATTGAAAGATATAGAGAGTAATTGGAAGACATATAATTACCTTTATGGAGATGGATTAGTTGAAGATGTATTGGAAGTTTAAATGTATACCGTAACTATAACCCCAAACGAGCCAGAAAATATTCTTATAGCAGATTTCTATTCAATAAATGAAGCTAATAAATGGGTAGAAGCTAATGCTTATAAAGTATGTAAAATAGAAATTTCAAATGAAAATGAAATAATTACTACAGGATTTATTCCTGAACTTCCAGCTGTCGATAATCAACCGTGATTTGAGTTAACTATGAATAAATATGGATTGGTAATTCCATGTGCAGGTAAAGGCGAAAGGCTTTCAGAATTTACAAAATTTATTCCTAAGCCTCTGCTTGCATTGAATTCTAAATGTAAAGTTTTAGATAATATATTAGATGTGTTTCATAATTCTATACAAGCTAGCTTAATGACATCTAATTATATTGGTGTAACATTAGAAAAGAAAGAAGAATTTCAGCATTTCTGCTATATGAGAAAAAAGAGCCGAAATTGGGAAGCAAATACAAGAAATTATAATATTATTACAGTTAATGATAATGATGAAATTGAACATAATGCTTTTGTAGATACACAATATCTTTTGAAACAAGCATTGAAAGATAACGCAAGTAAAGGTTACTTTGTAATTTCTGGAGATGCAGTAATTTCATATAATGATGTATCAAAATTTTTTAAGATTGTGGACACATCAAAAATAGAATTTCCTCTAGTGGCAACAATAAAATGTAGAATTGCTTCAATGCGTAGAAAAGCAGGGCAATTAATATTGGCTAAAAATAGTATAAATACAAAAGCTAAGCACGGCAAACAAGCCGTGTGTTCCAATAAGGTTTTAGAATTTCAGGAAAAACCTCCTGTTGATATTAGTGAACATATTGCTTGTTCAATGTATTATATACCTAAAAAGGTTGTAGAAAAAATAGTAGATAATCATACCGTAGATTTTAAACAAATGGGTGATATTCTAAATTTGATAATGGAAACAGAAGAATTGTATGCTTATATGTTAGAAGATTTTTGGATTGACATTACAGAAATTGAATCATATAAATATGCTCTTAAGATGTATAATCATATGTTAGAAGATTTTTGGATTGACATTACAGAAATTGAATCATATATTTATTCCAAAACTCAGGCATAAAAGGTCACAGTCTTTCATTTTGTTCATAAGGAAAATAAATAATGCCAGCTAGAAAACTTAAAAAAAGTGAACTTATAATTTATCTGTTAAATGGAAATTCATATCAAATAAAATGCCCGAAAGATCCTGAAACTAGACAATTTTTAGATAGAGAAAGATTTATAGTTGAATTAACTCATGAAATCCTTCAGAAATCTACTACCCCTGATTGGACTGGGTATTTTACCTTCCATTTGACAAACGGTGACTCAATATCTATCAATATTAGGCAAATATGCGCAGTCCAAGGCCCAGGCCCACAGGAACCACCGACAGAGGACGAATAACCCTTTTTATGATATATTATATAGGCCCCACCTACATACTGGCCCAGAACGCTTCCCAGACGCCCTCTTAAATCCAACCCTGCCAACAGCTTATGGACCCTATCCAGGAACCATCCTAAGCTGTTGGTCTGTATACACTTAAAAATAAATGACTGTTTTGGATTACGTTTGACTGCCGATTGTTTATATTATATAGGTTGGGAAAGACACCAAAACAAGGAGCTACAAAATGCCGGTTAAAACGAAACAGGATGCAAAGGACTTCAGGGTCGATTTGGATAAGGCTCTTGAGGACATCGCCAAGAAGTGGGGTTTGAAGGATCTGCAAACCGGATCCATTCAGTATAACGCCGATTTCAAGGGTGGAGTCAAGGTCAAGGTTGAAGGATTTGGTGAAGGTCGTTCCGACGCCAAATTCGCCAAGGCAGAATCGGAATGGAAGATTTACGTTCCTTACCGTGCCAGTGGGATTTGCTCTCACTGGTTGGGTGAAACCTTCAAAACTGACCGAGGTCAGGTCCTCACAATTCGTGGATGGTGCAACAGAAAGCGTAAGGACAAAATCGTCCTGACAGACGGTAGCGGTCGCGAATACAAGGCTCCTGTCGGATATATCATGCAGTACAAATCGCAACTCAGTTAGGAGCTTCAAAATGGCAAAACTTCTCATTTCCACCCAGACCCTTGAAAATTACGGGTCACCCGAACAGCCTCATTGGAAGGCAAAAGGTGGGGTGGACTATGTCGTCCGGAATGTTACGGATTTCAATGCTGTTCAAGCATTGGTCGATCAGGTCACTCCTGAAATCGAGCAGGCCAACGACATGTTCCGGGAATGGATCATCACATGGGAGATCGTTGAGGATGATTTCCTCACGCAGTTCGAAAAGGATCAGCTGGAATATGAAGGTTCGATCCAGTTCCCCGCTCACGAAATTTCAGTAAAGGCTGCATAATGAAATCAGCATACGAAGTCGGTCAAATCGCAAAGAAATCTGGGTTGAAGGTTTTGTCAACGATCGAATCGGAAGATGAGTCAATGGATGGAGAGGTCCGGCTCGAATATGACATGTCGATCCAGGTAGGATTTGGATATTACGTTGTTTGCTGGACTTCAGGCTCTGGGTTCAGTAAGAATTATCATTCCTCGCCAACGATCCACGACAATCCTTATGATGCAGTTTACGAAGCGGAGATGAAAATACAGTAATGCTCACGGAAACCACAGTAAATTGCTTGCTTAATAAAATCGAATCCTTGCAAAAGGAAAACGACGAACTCAAATCCGCAGCAAGAAATGTAATACCAGATTTGTTGCATTACGCGGCAACTCACGGCCCAGGACCTGATTCGCGGGCAAAGGATCTGATCGAAACCCTGAAGACGACGCGTCAAGAACTCAGGAGAAGGCATCGATGAAGATGGGGCTGCCGGGTCGTCTAAGGGTAAGACAGTGGCCTTTGGAGCCGCTTATCGGGGTTCAAATCCCTGCCCGGCAGCCAATGCACGACCGGGATGAATTTGGAGGAGGCGAAATCCTTCATGATCTTTTGGAATCTCAATCGAAAACGTTGAAAATAAAGTTATAGTTTAGGATTACAATAGACTTCATATTGTTTATATTATATAGACAGGATTAAACAATCGTAATAAGGAGATATAGATGAAGAACTTCAAGATCGGCACTAAGGACATTTCAGTAGATTTCTTGGAAACAGAACAAGGTTCAAGGTGCACAGTAATTGTGAACGATCAAGATCCAAATGTATATGAAAGGATAAAAACAGAATATGTAGGCACTATTCGTTCTGACGTTGGCGATTATTTCCTCAAGTCGCAGGGTCGGGTTGCTGAAGGACAAACAGAAAGGACAAGGCCATTTGATCACGGTAGAATTGGTGGTCCTTATGATATCGATACTGCAAAGGTTATGGTGAAGGAACACTTTGAAAATGCTAGTAAGACATTAGAATCTGGAAACACCGACGGAATATTCGTTAAATGAGGAAAAACGGAAGATTTCAACTCAATGGACGAACTACAATTACATTAACATTCGATTCTTTGGATAGGGGATTAGAAGTTGCAGAAACAATTCAGACTTCTTGGCCGAAGAAAGCGGTCATTCAAAATAAGTAAGAGCTTTAGTTTACGTTATAATTCAAATTGATTATATTATATAGACAGCAATAATACACTAATAGGTGGAGGTTTCAAATGGCAAAGAAGACTAAGGTTAGAATTTATGCAGGTGAACGTGCCAAGGACGGCACTCGGAAGTTCAAGATTACAGAAGCAAAGCGAAATCAGGTATTGGAGGCATTGAATACCGATCCGGATAATCGTCCTTCGAAGTTCAAGGATGTTCCGGCAACATTTTCTTATTTCAACTATCTCACCGATAAGGAAGGAAATTTCACTCAGTTCCTTGTTCGCTTGAATGATGCACCCGTCACACCTGAAGTTACGGCCTGGGTTGAAACGATCGTTGCTCCGGCACCTGAGGAAGCTCGGAAGATTCTTGAAATTCGTACTTATCGACCCCCTCGTAAGAACGCGATAAAGGTCGCCCGAGTAAAGGAACTTTTGGATGAGCTCGGTGCAGGTGAAGTATTTGAAGGTGATGAAAATGGTGAAAACCATCAAGTCCGACTTACAGAGATCCGCGATCTTATAACGGAATTGCTTGGATAATTAATGATATTGGGAGGAGACAATTGTCTCCTCCCAATATATAAAAGGTTTCAAATGATAATGGATATTTTGAATTGGATAACTGCTGTAGGGGGAAGTGATGCTGGTTATCGCGGATTTTTTATTATTTTGGTAGTATGGGCACTTTGCGAAATGGTATATAAATCTGTTGGGATTATAACGGAGATTTGGAAATGAACAGACCAATTGATACTCTTGTTAAAGATTTACCTATCGATAATCCTATGAGAACAGCAGCAGAAAATAGTCAAGATCCGAATCTAAAATATTGTATTGTATGCAAGAAGTATTATGAACCTGCATTCTCAGATAGAGAAGAAGCAATGGCAATGGGAACCCCTACAGAAAAAGAACAGTGGATTTCAGGTATATGTTCCGATGAATGTTGGTGCAATTTCTTAGGCCCAGAAAAATGAAATATATAAAGATAATTTTTGCAATTATATTTCCTGTTATATGTTTATTATACTTTACGATAAAAGAATGGAATTTAAACAGGGGATATAATAAAGATAATTTAGAAGATAATTTTGGTTGTTGATCTGGTTTTACAGATTAACTAGTGATGTGAAGATGAGTAGATCATCTATAGCGTAATATGAAAATGCACGATCGGGATTTTTTCTCCTTTATGCATTAGATTCGAATCCTAAGATGACCTCGAAAATTATTAACATTGCAAGGGGTAAAAAACCGAATTCGAATAGGTAATTTTACCCCGCCTTAAATACAGGAGCTATCAGAGACGTCTGATAGCTCCATTTTTGTTTCTACCAATAAGTTACACATAATCTCTAATATACTATACCATTCACCCACAGAGTGCTCTATAGACGCTCGGACACCTTCTTTTTGCTCTTTATTTATATATCTATATAGTAATATCTGTACGCCCATCTTAATGTAATGAATCTCTCAAAAATTAGACTTTATAGAACTCTTTTTACTAGATATTTATATAGAATAATAGCATCTAACATGAGAGAAAACGAATGTCATTTGATAATTTTTTCAGTGGTTTAACATCGTCCGGTTCAGATTCAGAATATGTAGGAATATTTGGAACTACAGGACAAACGTTAAATCTTTCAGCTAATTTGAATTCACTTTCAGGTGAAGGCGCTGAAATTGTAAAATGGGTAAGATATAGATTAGGTGAACCTAAACTTACTGTAGAATTAGATAATCAACAAATATATGCTGCATTTGAAGAAGCAAATATAGAATATGGTGCTATAATAAACCGTTTTCTTGCAAGGAACTGGTTATCAAATTATATGGGCTTGGCAAAAGATTTTGACGATGGCAATTTTTCAAATAAATTACCACATCAAACTTTGTCATTCTTAAGAAGGCTTTCAAATGGATTTTCTACAGAAACTGGAATTGGTGGTGTATATAATAAGCGTAGAGCTTATACAACAATAGTTGGTGGCCAAACTGATTATGATTTATTAAATGATTTTACAGATCATGCCGCTGATTCTTCTATCAGTGCATACCTTGATTCTCAAAGTCAGTCGACAATGACACTTAGAGATGTATGGCATACTGAACCTGCAACAATGTATAGATACTTTGATCCTTATTCATCAATTAATACTTTATCTCAAGAATTCCAATATGAATCGTTTAACATGGAAACAACATTTCAAATAATGCCTATTTGGACAGACATTTTAAGAGGAGGAATGTTGGAAACAAATGATAGAGTAAGGAGATCTAATCATACATTTAATATCGTTGGTAGTAGAATTAGATTTTTACCTGAACCGTCACGTAGCATTAAAGTTTGGATAGATTATTCACCAGAAGCTGATCCTTTCAATCCTGACTTTGCAGTTGGAGGTGATTCATCAACTGCTGGTATATCATCAATTGCTGATGTACCATTTAGAAATATTCCTTATGAAGATATGAATCAGTCTGCTAGAAGATGGGTAAGACAAATGTGTCTGTCAATTTCAATGGATATGTTGGGAAGAATTAGAAGAAAATTTCAAACAGTCCCAATTCCAAATTCAGAAGTTACATTAGATGGCGAACAACTTGTTGCTGAAGCACAAGAAAGAATGCAAGACCTTAAAGAAAATTTAAGAGAAGAACTGGATGAAACTTCTAATGTTAAATTAATGGAGCAGGAAGCACAAACTGCAGAATATATTGAAGCTCAATGGCAACGCGTAGCTTTTCCCAAGCCCATAATGTTTACTGGAATTTTGGCTGGTATTGCTTCTTTACCATTATTAAAAATAGGATTAGGTTTACTTCTTTTATAGTTCACCTACAAAACTTAAAGAATTAGAGATACTATAATGCCAGATTTATTTTCATCGTCAACAGGTGATTCAAGTTATAATTTGTTTTTCGGCCCCCGCGAACAAGGAATGTTCAATTGGTATAATACAGAATTGTTAGAAATGGTTTCTAAACAGAATTTAAATTATTGGGTTGTTGAAGCAGATAAATCAAATGTGACAGATATATATGGTGAAGCCGAAAAGAAAGTTACAAGAGATCCTGTAAAAATATATGCATGGATATTGATGGATGAACCAGAAGTTATTCAGGGCCAATTTGGTACAGATAGAAAACGTAGAATTGAAATTTATGCTCATAAAGATAGATTAACAGAAGTTGGCCTAGTTCCACGTATAGGAGATTTTCTTGAATGGGATAATGAATTCTTTGAAATTCACTATGCTGATGTTCCTAATTTTGTCCATGGGCAACCAGAAACAAAAATAGGTGTAACCATGAGAGCACTTTCAGCCAGAGAAGATAAATTCAATCCTTATTCTAAAATTGATGGAAATCCAGATGCTGATAGCGAAAATCCGTACTGATAATTTAATGTGATATAAATGAGATTATATAATGGCAGAAAAGAAACATAATCAAAGTGAAACAATTGAAGTATCAGAAGTACACTTATTAGAAATAGATAAGGCTGTTCATGACTGGTTTAATAAAAAGAACCCTACTATAATAAATGGTAGAAAGATTCCAGTTATGTTTGGTGCATGGGAACGTTTTGCTCAAATTCAAGGGAATAAATCCGATAAAAATATTAATACTATGAGGGATACAAAAGGTAGAGTAAAATTACCTCTTATTTCTATTAGGCGAGGTGATGTTGAACCAAATGAAAGTAGATATGTTAAAACAGATGCTATAGGCGAACCTTCGATATCGTTTACAAGAAAAATTGCAACTTCTAAATTTGATAAATTTCGTAGAGTTCCGTTTACAAATAAATGGAAAGTAGGTAGTAGATATAAAACTTCTAATCCAGTAAAAGAAGTTGTAAGAATTCCATTCCCAACATTTGTAAATATTCCCTTCACAATAACTTTTTGGTCTTCTTATATTAGTCATACAAATAAATTTCATAAAAAAATTTGGAAAGAATATAAAGTTGAAGATATAGAGTATAATGGTTTTTTCTTTTATGCACATTTTGACAGTTCATCAGATGAAAGTAATTTAGAAGATTTTTCAACAGAAGAACGTATAATTAGACATTCATTTCAACTCCAAGTCGAAGCTTATCTAATAGAAAGAGATGATATAAAAATAGATAGAACACCCTCAAAGATAATATTCCAAGAAAATTTAGTAGAAGATATGGAAGACGAAAATGCTAGTATATTTGATCAAGAAATAAGTTTTACGTAGAATATAATAAACATCACTATAATCAAATAAATTATATACGAGCATTACTTTCAAAAGTATACATTATATTTATATAGAACAAAGTGCATCATTGTAGGTGTACTTTAGTACGTATAGAAATATTAATGTAAATTTTTGGGAGATTTTAAAATGGCACAAGTAGCTATTTCACCTGGCGTTACAACAAATGAGCTTGAAGAAGCTTTTTCTCCTGTAGGCGCCGGCGCAATCGGAGCTGCATTGGTTGGTCTTACTAAAAAGGGTCCTGCATTCTTACCAGTTGAGGTTGGTTCATTTGGTGAATACAGACAGATCTTTGGCGGTTTAGATAACACTATGCATGTTCCATATGCCGCACGTTCTTATCTTAAGAACTCAGGCACTCTCAACGTAGTTAGAGTACTAGGTAGAAGCACAGCATCAGTTGGCACATCAGTTATTCTTTCTTTCCCACCAGCAACAACAGTGGGATCAGCAACAGGTGTATCAGCAGATACTGCAGCTATTTCTGGATCAAATACTGTGTTGGGAATGCTTAGATTAAGAGGCGATAATGAAAATGTTATGGTTAGTGGTACGCCGACTAACTTTACCGTAGCAATTCCAGGAAAGGGTGTTACAGCAGCAAACCTTTCACTTTCAGAATCATCAAATAAATACGTCAAGAAAGTTCTTGGTGTAGATCCAGTTAATACCAAATCAGGCGATGCTCTTACTGCACTTTATGTTGATACAGTTTTCGATTACCAGGTATCTTCAGTTACAGGTTCAATTTCAGGTGCTGCTGCTGATGGGTTACTGTCAACAGCCACATCTAATTCAACTCAGGTAACAGGTGGATTCTCACCTGGTAAATCTCCGACGATCGTATCACAGAACTTTAATGGACAGGTTTATGATTTGTTCCAGGTTCATACAAGATCCGACGGTGATGCAGCTAATGGTTCTTATAAAATTTCAGTAACACAGGTTGATACAACTTCAACAGCTTCTCCAACATTTACAGTTTTAGTTAGAGATGCTAATGATACAGATAGGTCAGTATCAGTTTTAGAATCATATGAAAATGTTAATCTTGATAGGACATCTAAGAAATTTATTGGTAGAGTTATTGGTGATAGACGGCCAGTTTATGATCTTTCTCAAGACCCACCGCAAATTTTATATGATGGTGAATATGATAATAGATCATCTCTTATTAGAGTTCAAGTAGAAGATGGATTCCCAGGAACTTCCCGACCGTCGGGATGGAAAGGTATCGATAAGATTGTTCCGGGAGGATTTATTCCTGAACTTCCAACTATCGATAATCAACTTAATAGCAATAGTGTAGTTGATAATAATATTTTCCTGGGTGTTAATTTTGATTTAGGTGGTATTCTTGATAGAACAAAGAAAACTACAACATCAGCATCAGGAACATTATCTGCCGACTCAGGTGTTTTATACTTTGGTGTTTCAGGTGATCTTTCGGGTTCAGGTTCATTGACAACTTATAATCATATTGATTTAGTTGGTTCCAACTCGGGTAATTTCTCATCAACGAATAAGGTTAGGTTTACTGTACCAATCTTTAACGGATTTGATGGATTAGATCCAAGAAGTGATAAACTTGTAGATGTAAATGATGGAACATTATCTGCTGACTTTAGTAAAGCTATTGATACATTAGCTAACCCAGATGAAATTGACACTAATCTTATTGTTGCTCCCGGTGTTCACTCGTCTTCAGTTGGTAATATTCCTCAAAAAATTGTCGATGTATGTGCAAATAGAGGTGATTCATTCTCAATCATTGATCTTTCAGATGCAACAACAACTGCCGGACCACTTGCATTATCAGTTGCAGCTGCACAATCTGAAGCAGATAAATATGATACGAACTATGCTGCTGCATATTATCCTTGGGTTAGAATTAGTGATCCTGATAATGACAAGCTTGTTTGGGTCCCACCTTCAGTTGAAATGATGGGTGTTTATGCATACAACGATAGAGTTGCTCAACCTTGGTACGCCCCTGCAGGATTCACACGTGGTGGTATGGAATCAGCTCTTGAAGCAAGACGCAGATTAACTAGTGGACAAAGAGATGATCTTTATTCACGTAGTGTTAATCCAATTGCAACATTCCCTGGTCAAGGTTTAGCAGTCTGGGGTCAGAAAACATTACAGAAGAAACAATCATTCCTTGATAGAATTAACGTTAGAAGAATGTTACTTGCTGTAAGGAAGACAATTGCTGGATTCTCAAGAGTATTTGTCTTCGATCCAAATACAGTAACATTAAGAAGTAAGTTATCATCACGTATTAATTCATATCTTTCATCTGTACAAGTTGCAAATGGATTGAACGAATTCCGTGCAGTATTGGATGATACTACTACAACACCAGATCTTATTGATAGAAATATCATTAAAGGTAAGATCTTCTTGAAACCAACAACTGCAGCAGAATTTATTATACTTGACTTTAACGTATCTCCGAATGGAGCTGTGTTCCAAGATTAAGTTTAAAAAGGCTATAAAAATGAATTGGAGAGGGTTTATGGGTGTAGAATAAGCCCTCTCTTTTTTTATGATTTTTCATATTAGTCTATATTTATTAGGATTTTGGCCCTATAAGCTAAAATATAAACAATATATACGGAGAAAACAAATGGCAGAACCTTTCGCAGTTAATGAAATGTTAGCTGATGCCTATGAACCAAAAAGACAGAATAGATGGATGTTTCAGTTTGACGATGATGCTATTCCTACATTTATTGCAAGAACTGCATCAATGCCTTCTTTTTCTGTTGAACCAATTACAATCGATTTCATGAATTCAAAACGTTACCTTCAAGGTAAGTTTGAATGGAATACAATTACATTGGGTCTTTATGATCCAATTGCTCCATCAGCCTCACAGAAGGTTATGGAGTGGGCAAGACTTGGTTTTGAAAACCTTTCTGGTAGAGCTGGATATGCTGCGTTCTATAAGAAAGACTTTTCGCTTTTAGGTCTTGATCCAGTTGGTGCTCCAGTACAAGAATGGACTATCGAAGGCGCATGGGTAACAGAATCAAACTTTGGTGACTTGGATATGGCATCAGGTGAACCAACAGGTGTTGAGTTAACACTTAGACCAGATCGTTGTATCTTAAAATACTAAAAAAAAAGTTTAATGGTTCATAACAAATTAGTTATAATAATATAAATGGAGGTATTAATGGCAAAAGCAAAAAAGGCTGAAGTTATGTTTGAAACACCGGACGTGACTGAGGCAGAAAAAGCTGCTATGGATGTTGCATTGGCAGAAGGGAAGAAACGAGATCAGGCACATGGGTTTAGAATTCCGACTGACTTTGTTAAACTTCCATCAAGAGGTTTGATTTACCCACAAGATTCAAGTTTGTATTTAGCAGAAGAAGTTGAAGTAAAACAAATGACAGCTTCAGAAGAGGATATATTAACATCTAGATCTTTAATTAGAAATGGTAAAGCTGTTGATATGGTTGTTAGTAGTTGTCTTGTTGATAAAACTATAGTAGTAGATGATTTATTGACTGGTGATAAAAACGCTATTTTAATGGCATTAAGGGTTAATGCATATGGAACAGATTATAAGTTAGATGTAACTTGCCCTACATGTAGTGAAGAAACAAAGGCTCATCCATTTGATTTAAATTCTCTTGAGATGAAAACTTTAGATATTAAACCATTAGAAGAAGGCACAAATAGATTCAGTTATATTACAGAATCAGGTATAGAATTGGAATTTAGATTTTTTACAAATGGTTTAGTTAAGCAAGTTACAGAAGAACAATCTCAAATAAAAAGAGTATCTGGTCAAGCCGTAGATAAAAATATAACTGCTTCACTTAAAACTTATATCATTTCTATAGGTGGCAATAAAAATAAAGCAGACATATATCGATATGTCGAGATTATGCCAGCAAGGGATTCAAGAACATTAAGACGTTTTATTGATGAAAATGAACCCGATCTAACAATGAAACAGGAATTTGATTGTCCTCATTGCGGAAATACCAACGAGGTAGATGTGCCGATCTCGGCCGAATTTTTTTGGCCTTCTTCCTAGTGAAAAGAAATATATTCTTGAATCATGCTGGAATCTTGTTTATCACTGTAGAATGTCATTTTTTGAAGCTTGGAATTTACCAGTATGGATGAGAAGCTGGTGGATGGATAGAACAAATAAACATATTGAACAAGAAAACGAGAGGCAAAAAAGACATCCGTCTAGGTAGTAAAAATTTAAGCTCTTATGGGGAAACCTATAGGAGCTTTATATTTATATAGAACAAGTTAATGGAGTAATATTATGACACTAAATGAAGTAAGACTTAGACAACAACTTGATGAAGCATCAAAAATTTTAGCATTTATAAAAGGTGTTTTAACAGGTAGTGCAGGCGATAAAGAATTGGAAGCGGCCATGCAAGCACCGATGCCTGGACATCCTGGTATGACCAAAGCTGAATATTTTAGGAAAAAATTGGAAAAGAAAGGTATCAAATTTTAGAGAGTATTAAATGGCAAAAAAACCTATAGGGACAGAAGGTCTCAAAGAAATATTAGATTATAATAAAGGCTTCCAAGGAGCGGCGAATTTTGATCAGTTAGCTGATCAAATGCGTTTAATGGTTGAGAAGAACGTTGATGTCCTGGGTGAACTTCATGATAAGGGTAAACTTACTGCTAAAGGCTATGAAAAATTAGAAAAACAGATAGAAAAGACAAGAGTAAAAGGGTTTTCGAAATTAGATAAAGAATTACAACAGAATTTTCTTAAGACACAGGAAAAAGCATCAAAACAAATAGATGGATTTACGAATGCATTATCAGATTCTATAAAAAATGTAACTTCATTCATTCCTGTTTTAGGTAAAGCAATATCGAAAGGTTTCGATAAAATTATGCCAGGCATTCAAAAGGTATTAACAGCAGGGATGATGAGAGTATTTGGTGCTAAGGCTAGTGGTGTGTTAAGTTCTCTTGCTAAGTTTGGTGGCGCAGCAGCAGGTTTAATAGGGCTTGTTAAATGGGTAGGTGGAGCTGTGAACCAAGTTGATGCGATGATGGCATCAATTTCTAAAAGTACTGGATTTTTAAGAAAAGATATTAGGCCGATTACAGAAGGTATGGATAAATATCAAGAATCTTTATTAAGTGCCGGTATTAGTTTAAAAGATCAAGGTGAAGCTCTTTCTGCCTTAGCAACAGAATTTGGTCAAATTAATAGGGTAACATCTGGAATGGTTAATACTGCTTCGACGTGGTCCAAAGTTTTTGGTATGGGAGTAGATGCTGTTGCTAAGAGTATGGACGTATTACATAGAATTGTTGGTTTATCAGAACAAGGTATGAATGATTTTGTAGCTAATTTGGGGGGAAATGCAAGAATCGCCGGTGTTTCTTTATCAATGGTCATGCGTGATATAGCAAATGATTCCAATTTTATAGCGTTATATTCTGATAAATACGGTAACAACATAAAACATGCTGCAATTGAATCTAGAAAGATGGGCTCTAATTTATCAGAAGCTGCTGGTATAGCAAATACGTTCCTTGATTATGAAACAGCAATTGGCAATACAATGGAACTTAACTTGATTGCTGGAACTAACTTTAATGCGATGCAGCTCCATGGATTAGCAGTGCAAGGAGATTTAGTTGGATTACAGAAAACCTTGGCCGTGGGTCTGGAAAAAAATATAAAATGGGAAGATATGAATGTTCTACAGAGACAAAAGATTGCTCAAAGTATGGGAACATCTGTTGAACATGCTAAAAAATTGATAATGTGGGCAAGACTGGGCCCAGGCGAATATGATAAAGCAGTAAAAGCTTATAGTTTATTACAAGAACAATCAGCGAATATGCAGACAATATGGGAAAAAATACATAATATTTTTGCAGTTGCATTAGGGCCGGCCGCAATAAAAATAGGAAAAGCTATTGAAGCATTTATTACACCTAAACTTAATAAAGTTGTTGATATAATTACTGGTAAAAATTTAGGACCTAAAGAAGCAGCAGGTTTAGGTGCTGCAATAGAGTTTATTGGTAATGAAATAGCACCAACAGCAAAGGAAGTAGGAAGAATTATTGGTGCAGCACTTGTAGATGGAATGATAGTAGCTGTAAAATCATGGTGGGAAAGTGATTATTTTAAAGCAATTGCTATTGGGGCAGGAACCGGTGCAGTTGTTGGAGGGTCCGCTGGTCTGGGGATTGGTGCTATTCCTGGGGCGGTAATTGGGGGCGCTGTCGCGGCCGCGGGATATGATGCGGCCGTCGGGGATGAGACCTCCCAAAAAGCACGAGGGGGGATTGTAACAAAGCCAACTAGAGCTATTATCGGCGAAGCCGGCCCAGAATTGATTCTGCCACTTGGTGGCGGAATGCCACAGATGAAAGGTGGCGCTCTTCAATTTGCAAGAGGTGGTTCAATTATTCCATTAGGCGGATCAGCTGGGGGTCTTGCTGGTGCAATAGCAGGTGGAACTGGTTCTA